CTGGGTAGAAATACCCCAGCTTAGTCATTGGAGAAGAGATTTATGGGTGAAAGTACATATAGAAGTAGTACTACTCGTTTCCCTCAATCATATAGTTATACATATGAACGAGCTGACGGTAGTACAGGATCTGGGAATTATATTTATAATACCCAGTTTACGAATTATAGGAATGGCCAAAAAGGCGATAACTATAAACGTAAAATACAACTGAGACAGAATGCTACCACACCCTTGAATGGGATAAAGGTAGAGGCTGAATCAAAACCCTCTTATCTGAGGGTGTTGTATATTAAAACTCCTGCTGTACCCACTTGGAAGGTCAAGCAAACTTTAACAACATATTGTTGGGCGAGTTTGCCTTCTGACGCTTCCGTTAAATCTCAATCTAGTGTACAAGCCGAAAACGAGGCTAATTCACTGTTCCACTTGAAAGCTAATGAAGCGTTTCGTGAAGTTTACACGGGCGTTATTATTGGTGAACTCAAGCAAACGGTTGGATTAATAAGAGGAGCCGGTAAACGTCTTGTTGGCGCGACGCTTGATTATCATAAATCAGCGTCGAAGATAGCCAATAAGATTAACCGGTTAGAGAAACTGCAACGTGCGAATAAAACCTCGCACCGAGCAGCGCGCATTAGGATTTATTCTAATGAGCTCTCTAAATTATGGTTAGAATATAGCTTCGGAGTACGTCCCTTGGTCAATGACATCGAAGATGTCATTGATTATCTCAATAATGAGATAGAACGTCCTTCTAAAGCAATTCGAGCCGTAACACAGACCAACGATGATGTCGATAGCACCTTTTATACTTTTGGTGTTAGCGGCGCTCAGATTCGCTTTCTCCGGAAACGGACAAAGAGAACTGAAGTCATGATGTTTGGTTCTGTGAGTCCAGATGGTGGTTTATTTTCGCGAGGCTTTACTCGATTGGGTTTACACCCAAAAGATTTTGCTCCAACGATATATGAACTACTTCCCTGGTCTTTCCTCTTAGATTATTTCGCAAATTTAAACGCGATAATCGCGGGCTGCTCTAATGCCTTCGTAAATATCGATTGGACAAGTAAAACGGTCCGTAAGATATATACTACAAGGTATCTCAATGGTACACCAGTCACATATAAATCTAATGTGTATCCTGGTGCCACCATTGTTATAGATCAGTTCATCCCTCGAGAACCAACGTTCAAGAAGACCTGGGTTTCGCGTGACGTCGTAGAAGACGTTCCGATTCCTTATCTGGACTTTAAACTTCCAGATAGCTTGACAAAAGGCATCAATATTGCTGCCTTAATCCTAGCTAGATCTCCTGTGCGTTAATCAACTCAACCTCAACTTGGAGGCCAATTATGGCAATCTCCCCTACGTCACCCCTTTCAGGGGCTACCCAACCGGACCTAACTAGTCCTACCTACACACTGACCGAAGATATTGGTCCAAATGCTAATTCAAAGCAATGGATCGTAACTTCTCTCGGCGGAACGCAGACAGGTGTAGACACTCATTCAGTGTCGAAACCTTTTACGCTTACCGTCGAACGTCCGAGTACATTTCGCCAAATTGGCGCAGTGAACCCGACGACAGGTGTGGTATCCAATGTACCGAACAATGTTTATACTGTTCGTGTACGCAAAGGTGTTGTTCCTCTATCAGGTCAAAATCCTCGGAACTGTATCTGTGAAGCACGTTTTAGTGTGCCAGCAGGTTCAGATACCGCGGATTTACCCAACTTAGAGGCTGCATTGTCATGTATGATCGGTGCTTTAACCGACATATCGACAGACCTAGGTGGAACCGTTGAAAACGGGTCCATCTAATCCAAATCCTTGGATATTAGGTGCGATTATAATTGTTTATATAATCGCTGCAGTATATGCTGACGGACTTTCGCCCGGAAGCTTAACAACAATTGTGGATGTATTTATGTCCACCCTTTGATATTTGGAGGTAGTGTTATATGGCTATTACGCCCTACGCTCTTTACGAGAACTTAGTTACAGACCTGAGCAATAGATTCGACAGTAGCATCGTGGAACCTATAGCACCCGAAGATAAGGGTGTTCGATACGCAGCTAAAACCTTACTTTCCACACTTCTTAAGAAGTGTATTACGGAAACTGAGGCAGAAGCTAATGATCGAGCTCTAGCTCTCTTTAAACAGGCTAACCATGCCTGTGGAGAGTGGTCTTTACAGATCGAGAATATGCATGATGAGTATCTAGTTGGAGAATTTCGCAATGAAATTGACCAACTCTTATCATGCCACTACTTCGATGACCTAACTTGCCTATTTTCTTTAGGCAGATGTGGTCCTGGTGCAAGTATCGGTGCTAAAGGAACAGACTTTTATACAAAGCTGTTCTCTTCGCCTTTAACTGCAACATCTGAAGCTATTCAGTTAGCTTACACTTCAACTATAGCACGTTCACCCACATGGAGATCTGCCGAATCAAATCGGCATTCTCACTACGGGCTCGGCGACGTTGTTGAAGGTTCTCGCTTGTCTTATGTTCCGAAAAGGAACGACATTTCTCGTATCATTTGTGTAGAACCTACATTGAATATGTTTCTTCAATTAGGCTACGGTAAAACCATAGAGGATTTAATCCTCAAGAATTATGGAATTAACCTATCTACACAACCTGAAATAAATCGAGAGCTGGCTCAGATCCACTCAACCGACGGTAAGCTATCAACGATAGACTTACGCTCGGCGAGTGATTCTATCAGTCTGAAAATGCTGAAAGAGTTCCTACCATCCCATATTTATGGGACACTGGCAGGACTCCGTAGCAAATCGACTGAGCTCCCTAATAAGGAGCAGCTTGAGCTAAATATGGTGTCTACAATGGGAAATGGATTTACATTCCCACTACAAACGCTAATATTTAGTGCCGTCGTATCTTCTGTTTACCGTTTGAACTCACGTCGTCTACGTAAAACTAGACGGGGTAAGTACGGTAGAATATACGGGAACTTCGGGGTATTCGGAGACGACATAATTTGTTGCACAGATTTAAGTGCACAAGTTATTAGACTTTTGAATATCCTTGGTTTTCGTATCAACGAAGATAAAACCTTCACTGAAGGTTTATTCCGAGAGAGCTGTGGAGGAGACTTCTATGATGGATACCCCGTTCGCGGAGTATACATTAAGAGCCTTGCTTCAATGCAATCTAGGTACGTAGCTTTTAATCGATTAATGGATTGGTCAGCGAAACATTGCGTTCCGCTGCCTAATACACTCCACGCTCTGTACAGAACTGTACAGAAAACGAAAGTACCATTATTCGAAAATGATGATGCAGGCCTAAGGGTTCCCTTAAGCATGCACTTACGGCGTACCATTACGAAGAAGTCGAAAGACAACTTTGCAATTGGTTATAAGCCGTGGCGTCAACGAAATCCATCCCTCTCCTGGGATGATTCGAAGATCATCACTCCTAAAAACACAAAGAGTCGACACTTCAATTATGAAGGGTTACTTCTTGCAGTTATAGGAGGCTACGTTCGTAAAGGGAAGATCAATATCCGTACTGATCATGCCCATTACACAAGACAGACAAAGTTCACTTCTGCCTGGAATGATATACCAGACAGTCGTGGCTTTGGCTTGGAACAGCTTTACGCTGTTGTCGACTTGAACATGTATTGGTTATACATGAACGACTAGACTCC